TCGTCAAGTCTACTCATAATTCTCCCTCAAAATATTTATTCCACCATTTAATGGCTTTTTTCAAACTATTAAAGCGGTGTTCCTCTAAATCTTTATATTCATCTTCAAGACACTCACCGATATTAATTTGATACCATGCATTGTCACGGGCGGGTTCCGCACAAAAATTCAAATTAATTTCCATATTTCTTCCTTCTCTTGTAAATTCCTCAAAAGAAAGAAGAATTTCTCTAACTCCAAATTCGCTAAAATCTTCAACTGTTAATTTTTTCATTTTAATCACCTATAGGGTTCATTATGGTCTATACCATTTATTAAATGTTTCCCTGCTTCCATATTTGACTTATCAAGGCGGATTACCTGATTGGCAGTAATATCACCAGTTACATCGCCAAAAATTACAACAACAGATTTTTCTCCAGGCGCGGAAATATCTCCTGTATGATTACCGTAAATAACAACATTATCTGCTGTTATATCTCCTGTTCTATCATTATTTACTTTAACTGTAGTAGATTTTTTATCGGAATCATCGTTATAACTTCCGCATTCTTTCCACCATTGAGATTTAGAGGGAGGAACAGATCCTTCTAACCTACCTGCTTTACATGTATAAATATGACCTTTATATCTAACTTTATCATATTTAGTATAATCTTTGTTTTTTCCCCAATCTTTTATCAAAACATCATCTTCTTCATAATGTTGCTTTCTGTCTATTATTTTTCCCACATTTTCCCAGCTAAAGATAGATCCTGTAGGAAAATGGTTTATATTAAAGTCAATTAAAGACCTAAAAATCATTCCCTCACATTCAACATAATCATCTCTACGATAAACTTGAGAATAATTATAAGGATAAACAACATGACCTTCATATGTCAATACGTTAGCGCCTTTAATCATTTCCATTTTTTTTCTTCCTTTCTCTTGCTTTTCATTTTCTAAATATATTATACCAAAAAAATTTCAAAAAAACAAGCTAATTTGCTATTTAAGCTACTTTGACTTGTATAAAAATTTTTGATATACTAATAATAAAGAATAGGGTCAAGAAAGGAGAATCTTATAAATGGAAGATTCAAAAGAATTAAAATTAGATTATAATATCTCTTCGCCCCAGGAACGAACAATCTTAGTTCAAAAAATCATAGATTCTCTACCTCCTGAAAAAATAACTAATAGATATTTAGAAATTATGGCAGATTATATAATTTTTGCTATGACAAAAGAAGAAAGAAAAAATAAAACAATAAATACAGAAAATAGAATGATTACAGTAAATAAAAGAGAAAAATCTTTTTAGGGGTTAGTTAGCAAATTTTAGAATGGAGAAGATGGTATCTATAATTTAATAACAAATGATAAAAATATTATTTTTACACCTAAAATTTCTATTACGGCAGAAGATGTTGAAACTATACCAGGATTAAAACAATTACAATCAGCAATAAAAGAAATTGAAGAACGTGAAAAAAAAGCAAAAGGGAAAAAACGTTTTTTATTAAAAAAACAATTGATTCAATTAAGACAAGACCAATATGTATTAAAAAATTCTTATAAACAACCTATTAATTGTTTAAATGGAATTAAGAATTTTTATTCATTAAATTTTGATGATAATATTACTATAAATGAAAAAGGTTAGATTGAAGATAAAAGTCTTATTTCCTTTATGAATCCTAAACATATATCTGCGCTTTTATGTAATTATTCTAATTTAAAGAAAAATTGTTATGGAAAATTTTATACAGATGGTTATTTTCTTATGGAGGCTTTAGATAAAATTATTGACCAAACTTTTGAAATTAAATTTCCTCTTTATTATAGTTTATTAATTTATAAAATAGATGGAAAAACAAATCTTTAGATTCAATCTCTTTTATAGCAATAGTATCAAGTTCATTACTCTATTTAGTATATTTCTTCTCTTTGGCGGAACAAAATCCCTAAGATGATTGCGGAAACTGCTACAAAAAATTTCCTTCTATGGTATTATACGAATAAAGAAAAAGGAAAATGGAAAAAATGTTCAAGATGTGGGTAGATAAAATTAGCACATAATGTTTTTTATTCTAAAAACACTTCTAGTAAGGATGGCTTTTATTCTATATGCAAAGACTGCCGTAATAAAAAGACAGATAAAGTAGTAAAAATAATAAAAAGGATACCGTATAAAGGAGATTAATATGGCTAAAATAACATGTTAGAAATGCGGTCGTACTATGGAAGAAGTTAAATTCTTTTCTTATCGAACGGGAGAAAAATTTTAGATATGTAAATAGTGTATAACTTTACATGTTGATAATTTTGATGAAGATACTTTTTTATGGATAATAAAAAAGGCAGACGCACCTTGGGTTCCTCTTTATTGGAATAAAGTTAGAGATAAAGAATATGCAAAGCACGGTGGAAAATTAAAAGGTACTTCTATTATTGGTAAATATTTATCTTGGACAAAATTAAAACAAAACAAGGATTACTCATGGGAGACTAGCGAAGAATTACAAAAAAAAGTTTCTCAAAAAGAAAATGTAGATAAAGAAACATAGGAAGTCCGCCAAGAACAATTAAAAAATCAACTCGAAAAGGGTGAAATTAGTTAGGCTCAATATAGAACATTAGTAAGTTCTGAATTTCAAAAGCAAAATGAATATATGATGATGCCTAAAATTCCATAGCAAGATGTTATTGGTAAAGATAATGCTTTTAATGAAAACGACTTTTTCCCATAGGAAGAATTACCTGATTTGGCGGCCGATCTTACGTTAGAAGATAAGAAATATCTTGTTATGAAATGGGGTCGCACTTATAAAATGAATCAATTAATTGAACTTTAGAAAAAATATGTTTAGATGACGAACTCGTTTGATATACAAGATGCGGATAGTAAAAATTCTTTGATTCTTATTTGTAAAACTTATTTAAAAATGAATTAGGCTTTGGATTGCGGAGATGTAGAAGGATATGGTAAATATAGTAGAACCTATGATATGTTAAGGAAATCCGCAAAGTTCACCGCAGCACAAAATAAAGAAGAAAAAGGAGATGCCGTTGATTCAGTTGGTGAGTTAGTTGCCTTTTGTTAGAAAAACGGTGGAAGGATACCTAGATTTTAGATTAAACAACCTGATGCTATTGATAAAATTATTGATGATTTAAAAGCATATAATAGAAGTCTTATTTATGAAGATGCTGCCCTTGCAAGACAGGTTTAGGATTATTTGAAACAAGCAAGAGCGCAACAAATGAAAAAAGAAGACGTTAAAATGGCTAAAGAACAAGGTTTTGATGTACCTCAATTAACAGAAGAAGATACATTAGCTTATAAAGAGTTTTTAAGACAGTAGGCAAGTGAAACTGATAAAATTACAAGAGGTCAAAGAGAATTTACTAATCCTATTGATGATGCAGGAGGATATGAAAAGTGAGTTTACAAACATTATTAGACAATTCTCTTGCTTATGAAGGTAAAAAACAAGGCATATCAGAATAGAGATTACTTTAGCATATAGATGATATAAGAGATAAAATTGCTTTTTTTAGATAGTATCCTGATTTATTTATTGATTTTATTCAAGGCCCAGAAGGCACTTTTAAATTTCTTTATTACCAGCGGATTTTCTTGCGAATTGTTATGCGGCATCGTTATGTTTATGCAACGTTCCCGCGTGCGTATTCAAAATCATTTTTGTCAATGATGGCGTTGATGATAAGATGTGTTTTATATCCTGGCGCCGATTTATTTGTAACTACGGGTGGTAAGGAACAGGCCGCTTCAATCACTGTAGCAAAAATAGAAGAAATTTGCCGTTTGATTCCCGCACTTGCAAATTAGATAAACTGGGATAGAGGTAAAACTAAAAAGTCAAGAGATGATGTAAACTATGTATTTAAAAATGGTTCAAGAATAAGTATTCTTGCCGCAAAAGAATCTTCAAGAGGACAAAGAAGAACAGGCGGAATCATGGAAGAATGTGTTCTTATTGACCAAATGATGTTAAATGAAGTTATTATTCCTACCACTAATGTTAATAGACAACTTGCAGATGGGACTCGTGATAGTAAAGAAGTGGTTAATAAATCACAAATATATATTACTACAGCAGGATGGAAAAATTCGTTCGCTTACGATAAACTCATTTAGCTATTGATACGTAGTTTAATTTAGCCAGATGAAGTTATGATAATGGGTGGAACTTATGAAACACCTATATTAGAAGGATTGTTAGATGAAGATTTTGTATAGCAATTAAAATTATCTGGTACTTTTAATGAGGATTCTTTTGATAGATAGTATAAAAGATTTTGTACTATTAAAATTATTGAGAATTGCTGGAACACCCTTAGAGCCATATAAACTACAACATAGAAATGA